TTCATATAGTCTTGAAGCATCAAGATTATATCGTGGACTCCAGACATATAACCGTCAGCCAAAGCCTCGGCAGACTTCTCCATAGTTAAGATGCGCAACCGCTCGAGCGGTTGCGCAGTCTCAGGTTGCTTGTCGCAAACCTCATCAATTATTGATTGTATCTCTTTCATAAAAAAGAAGGCTGGTCACAGGGAGAATGCAAAAAACAACCCCGCACAAAAAACTGGAAACCAGTTTACCCAGCCTTGGTTGATTATTGAACTACGATGTCCATTTCGGGCGCAGCAGACACAAGGGAGCCGATAGAATAGCCGTTGAAGGTGACAGGATCACCTGTCGCAGGGTCAAGCATAGCTTCACCTTCTGCATTCTTCTTGGTTATCTTCTCGGTCTTGATTGTGGCATAAGCAGCCTTGCCTTTGTAAAGGTCTGCATCAGTCTCAACCGTACCCCAAGGATCGTTCTCGTCAGAGCAATTGATCTCAGCGGGGAGGTTCAAGGTACGATGCACACGCTTTATGCGTGGGGCAGACTTCTCCATGAACACCAAGTATTCGCGGAATTGCAAACCAGCAATCCGCACAGTTCCCAAGTCAGCATCTTCGATGGACTCAGGTGCAACGATTTCCCATGACAAGACAACCATTGGGTTGCCAGCTTGGGATGTTTTAGACTCCGCATCAGCAACGCGGATTGTGTATGTGTTTGACGGCAAGAACGGTCGAGCGTTCTCAGTCACTTCGTTTAGGTTTATAGTAGGCATATGTTTTTGTTTATCCTTGCTTCGTGCAAGAAATTATTCACTCAAGGCTAGGTTGTGATAGGCTAGATTACGGACAACCTCATCGAGGCTCCCCACTCCAAAGCAACGCATCTTCAACAGGTCAGCTTCAGTCTTGTTGAGCAGATCGTTTATGCGTTTCATCCCATGTAGATGGAAACAGTTAGAGACACGCTGAGTCCAATGTATGTCGTTGATTTCTGAGTGACGATCAACTGGTTTACACACAACAAGACCCTCTATCTGCTTGAATAGTTTTTCCGGGCCAAGTATAGAACGCTTGCGCCCATGCAGAGACCAGATTTTAGTCTCGGATTCATTCAGGTTTAGTTTAACTGACTGAACAACCATGCCAGAGTCTAGGTTAATGAGGCAGTCACCATAAGCTTCACTTGTTAGTGTTACCCAATTAGGCATAGTATTCCTCCAATCCTGTGATGACTGTGTTGAGATCGTTAGGTATGTAGAGGTCTTTGAACAAACCAAGCGGAGTCTTTGCGGAGGTTATCCCATCAGAATTTGTTTGGAAACAGTATTCGATGTTGTCCTTCTCACGCCTGACTTCGGTGAACAAGACAAGGAGTAGCTCCTTCTCAATGCACCCCTCATGGACTTTACCCTGCACCTTAATGCGGCGCGTGTTATATTCGCCGCCAGTTGGTTGCATGATCTTAACAATCTCGTCGATGGCCGTGATAACGACTGTGGCCTTCTCATTCTTGAGGCTCTCCAATGTTTTGCGGATAGCCTTGTTGTAGTACGACCACACATCGTAGCCCTTGTACATTTTCTGAGCTGTCTCAATGAGAATCTCACAATACTTTGTGAAGGACTCAATGACAACAATCTCAGCATTCTGCAAGGCAGTAGCAATCGCCTTGTCAATGTCAGGCAGCGTGTTGGCTGTGATGATTTGGAAGTTTTTAGCTTCCCTAAACGGTAAACCTTTCCGCTCAAGATCAATGATGATTGTCTTGTCAATGGGAAGATTCCGCAACGATGTTGACTTACCAGAACCGCTGGAGCCAACTATTCCTATTAGTGGTTTATTCATTTTTCAGTTTCTCCTTCAATACCGTAAGGTAATGAAATTGGTCAATAGTCTCCTCGATGGCAGCGTCAATGAGTTGTGTGGTGGTCATGCGCCACATTCCTTTGTCGCCTTTTGGGTTGTGTTCAAGTGAACCAACATCGAATTTCTTGGGTGCTTCGCGCACAAAGTTTGCGAGAGCGAGTCGTTTAATTTCTGGATCGGTCATGTTTGGAATTTCAGGGGATCGTATAGTTTAGTGTAGTAGTCATTATCAATGACGGCTTCAAAGTGTTCACCGGCATTGCAGATGTTTGTGAACCGGCACATACCAAACTTTGTCTCACAACAATTAAAGTTGGGAAGGAATGGGATGCTGTCGGTAAGTAGTCCTTTCTCAAGTTGATCGGTGAAGTTTATGACGGTGTTGGTCAAGTGTTCCTCAAACTTCTCCATTCTGTCAGGAGAGAAGTCGAGGATTGCACTTCGTTGGAACTTGTTCTTACCCGTCCGCGACAAGAAGATGCCGTTAATGATGGCTTGATAGTTGCGGTCAGGGAACAGCTTGCGTAAGACCATCGTGTAGGCCATCAGTTGCGTAGACATTCTGTAAGTGTCTAGGTAACGATCAACGCCTGTGATTGCCGTGGACTTGTGGTCGCAAAGGATGCTTTGGCCGAAGTAAGTCCCAATGAAGTCTATTGTCCCACACAAAAGTACGTCGATTGTGTCGTTTGAGTAGAAAGGGAAGGCGAACTTCATCTCAAGCAGCGGCTCCCCCATGTGCCTCTCAACAACAAGACCATCAACATCAGAGTAGTTGTCGAAGTATTGCGTTAGACAGGTTGCAAGATGACCGGCGGTACGCCAATCGGAGTCAGGAACGATTATTTGTGGGTTTGAGTAGTGTTCCAAAGCCATGTTCATTGATTCGGTCTTGTCTCCCGTACCATAGTAGTGTTCCAAGGCTTTGTGATAGGCTGTGCCGTATTCCATCTTGTGATTCATGTGGTTATTCCGTAGACCACGAACCGTGGTAAAGAAGAACCTGAGATCGCAAGTGGATTCACGGTATGATGAGGCATCTATTCTCAAGATGTACCTGTCTTCGGTTTTTTCAAGTAGATTTTTCAAGGTTAATTTTGCGGCCCCGCCGCTTCTTTACTAGGATTAACTCGTCTGGTTCTGCTGTGCGTGAGATTTTAAGATATGGTTCCATGTGCGTAAGCAACTCGGAATCTGTCATCTCCTCCAGCTTATCAACTGAAACATCCAGTAGTTGTTCGATTGTCATGTTTTTATATCCATCGCTGCAATGAAGATGCAGCCAAAGAAGACGATGAACCAAGCAAGGCTGAAGAGGTCGTAGAGAATACCAGCTATCATTTCATCACCCTCACTTTCGATTCAGTAACCTCAACTTCAGAGTCGGAGTCTACAAGATTATAAACCCACTCCTTGTCATCGGGATTAACGGCAACGCTCCGCTCAAACAACTCGGAATCCTTGGCAGTCTTGTACCATGTTTCCAAATCATTCTTCCAGCGGATGCTATCGTTGAATTCATACTCAAGTTCGCGGAGAGTCATGCGGTTTTTAACTACGTCTTTGAAGTAGGCAAGGATTCCATTGTCCAGCTTGCGAAAGGCAATGCGAGAGCGGAGGATCACATACTTGTTATCATCGAAGTTATCAATGATGAACTTAAAGCCGTCGTTGAACTTGACATAGAGGGTGTTTGGCGTGAAGCCGGTCTCTTGCGATGAGATGTAGACATCTTTGCCGGTCTCAAGCAGACGATCAAGGATTGGTTGAACTTGCTTCGCCGCATTAGGCGAGTAGCTTGATCTGTTTATGCCAGAGTTTTCGCTTTGCATTGTTCCATCAATTCTTTTGCTTGCTCAAGATCACCCTTAGCCACAGCAGCCTGAGACATCATGAATAACTTTCGCGCAGACAGACCGCGAATTGTGGGATGCCAGTTCTTACAATCTTCAGCAGAGAAGACACAACCATCTGGATGCTCACGATATAATTCATCCTTGTAACGCTCAAGCTGAGACGTTGGCAAGTTCTTGGGTAGGCTGTTCTTAACCTTGGTTCGCAAGCGCGATTGAATCTGTTGATTCAGCAGGGCAAGGACAGTCGCCTCGGTGTAGGATTCAACTGCCTCAGACAGCTTCTCAAAGACAGGAACAAAGAACTTAAGCCCTTTGAAATCCCCGTCAACGTATTTTTCTTGTTTATGTTGCATAATCTAGGTTAAAAGGTTAACCTGCTGATATGTTAGCAGGAACTATGCCAACTTTTTTCGGTCGGGTAATACTAATAGATGATAAATTCACCCAATAACTCGTACCGTGCCATGATACCTTGTACCTCTCTGTAGTTCCCGTCGAGTGGTGTTAGCTTTAGGATTTTAGTGGCCATGTCTTGCGCCTTCTTCCTCTCAATATCGTGAATCTTGTGGATATATAGGGCAAGATCATTGGGTCGCTCTCTTATTGGCGTAGTTCTTATGATAAAAACCGTGAGACGATGGTAGGGGTCTAGTCTAAAATCGCCAGACTTGACCATCTCCTTGAGATTACGGTTAGTTGAGCAGACTATTCGACAAGTTGCCGTGCTGAGTTTAGCCGCTCCCACCTTGCGAAACAGTTTGTATTGGATAAATCGCAATAGTTTCGGTTGTAAAGTAAGTTTGAGTTCCCCAATCTCATCAAGAAACAGCGTTCCTTGAGCGGCTAACTGGACAAGGCCGGAGGTGTCACGAGTTGCTCCTGTGAAAGCCCCTTGTTTGTGACCGTAGAGGAGTGACTCAAAGAGGTCTTCTTGCAGAGTGGTGACGTTAATGGGTACAAAATTATTGCCGCGTGTGGCTTCTTGACTGGATGTGGGGTGACGATCCCCATGTAGGAGTTCAGCGAAGTGTTCCTTCCCTGTGCCAGACTCCCCCGTTATGAGAACAGGAGAGTCTTGGCTTGCTAGGACTTGGGCAAACCTAATTTGCTCAAGCATATACGGGTCTTCAGTCAGCATCTTGCCAATCTTCGACATCAACCCAGTCTAATTTCAACATCTTTTTCCAATCCCACTCACTCGGATGACCGTCGAAAGACGAGTATTCAAAAGTGAGTTCGATTGTTATTGTGTTGAGCTTCTCGTCATCTACGGGTGGGTGTTCGTTCTCCCGCTGACCCCATGCGTCTAATGTTCCGCTCATTTGGTGAGGTGTTTGAGGACTTGACGGCTCGTGCGCTGGACTTGCTCAAACTTATCCTCGGCAAGTGGCGTGAGGTATTGAGTGACTGCGTTGTAGAGGTTGTAGGTGCTGCGACTCTTGTCTAGGTCGTAGGTTGGCTTGTCCCATATCTTCTTGATCTCCTCGGCGTGTTTCTTGGCAATCACTTTGTCTTTGACCATTGATTCAACCATCTCAACGCCTTCACGCTGGGTGATGAGGGTGTTGGACATTGACTTGAAAAACTCAACGGAGGCAGTCCATTGTAGTTTGCTC